TTACCCGCTCTGCAACTGATTAAATACGGTGACAGCAATCGTATTCGATACCTTCTGAAATATAGTATCGTTTAGCGTGACCCCTTCAACCTTTGCCGCGGCAAACATGTAATCATGAATCCAAGTACCGGCTGCGGTCGGATTCGACAATTGTGCGTTCACAAGCCCGGCCATCGAAAACCATGTTACCGTCCCAGGATCAAGGCCCGGTTGATTCTTGATGTCGTTATAGATTGCAGTATAGGCATTCAAATAATTGGAGTTATTTGCGCCGGGGCCACCATTAATTGCAATACCAATCAAATTAACCGTTCCCGAGCTTAAATTAATGATTGCCACCTTCAATTCCTCTTTTCAGAAAACCCATCAATCAAATTCGAGATAAGATCATCGACTTCAGCCGCATCCCGAAGTCCGTCATTCATCTCAAAAAAGTACGAAAGCACCAAACCGGAATCAGTACGCGCAAAATGATGGCAGACCCCTCCTTTCTTTCCGTCGATGTCGTATGGCTGACAGTCAAAAATTTTCAAACGATTATGGTATTTTCTTTTATACAGGATCTGCTTCGCGTCCGATGGGCCAACCTCATAAGTCAAATAACCATAATCCCCCGATTTTATTGTCTTTTTGATTTTTGGGTCATCAATTATTCCTTCGGAGTTTTTTTCCGAAGAATTATTTGCATTCGCGGGCGTCATGTATATTTCATAAATTCTGCATCGGATTTTTCTCAATATGCAGGATTCGGCTTCTTTGCTGTAGGGCTTGAGTCCAGGATAGACAACACGTATCGAAACACCTTCGCGCTGAACCCCACCCGACCAGTTATCCATCTGATAAAGGTAATTCCTGGGAATTTTGTACTCAACGCCCCCGATAATAAAATCAACCGGCGTTTCATCCATCGACATGCGATTGTCGAACGTCGCTGCCATGGATAAATTTCCACCAATCACGAACGCAAAAGCCGGTAACAGAAACAAAACTGCCCGCCCGATTTTTCGCCACATAACTAGCCATCCATTTTTCAAGAGGTAATTTCATCCCACCATCCACCCACAGACCCACTATGCTTCTTCAATAAACGCTCCCCGCGAAAGAGCGCAGGAAATTCGCTTCTCTATTACCCCCCAAACACGGCAAATCAACCTTGGCGACCCAAATCAAGCATCTTCTCTCCGAGACGACAATCATCCATGATCAATTGTCGCAATCGCGAAAACTCTCAAAACCGCCTCCCTGCCAAATTAAAGCCAGTCGAGGGTATGAATAAGATTACTGCAGCTTAAAATAAATTTATTAAATATATTTTCAACGGCCTCTCATCACGCATTTTCTTGGTTAAAATATTAACATTTTCAACTCAATTATTCTCGTCACTTCGTCCGCCACCCTAACACACACGCCGAAGAGTCTCATATGCTTTGCAAAATTTGACAATATCGATATGAGTTTGAAATGATTCGTTTTATTAATGAAAGATTTGGCGTCGCGGCACAATTCTTTCCGGCTCACTATCAAATACTCATCTAAGCCTTCGAAAGTCAAAACAACCCGACCGGTTGCGCTGCGTCGTCCCAGCTGAAAATAATCAACTCGTTGCGCTCGACGCCCTTACCACCGCCGACCGTGTATTGAATCGGTATGGTCTCGATATGGAAGCCGTCGAATGCACGACGAATGTCCGGATGGTCGTTCAGGCTCACGATCGCGCGACCCTTGATCGAACGCAGCTTCGCGGCCATCTTCTCGTACTCGGCAAACGGAAATGCGACGCCGTACCCCTCAGTCTCGTAATACGGCGGATCCAAATAGAACAGCGTATGCGGCCGATCGTAGCGATCGATACAGGCCGCCCAATCGAGCCGCTCGACGAACGTATTCGCGAGCCGCAGGTGCGCGGCTGACAGCTCCTCCTCGATCCGCAGCAGGTTGAGGCCCGGCGGCGTTGTCGTCGCCGTCCCGAATGTCTGCCCTTCGAGCTTCGCCCCAAAGCAACTTTTCTGCAGGTAGTAGAACCGGGCCGCTCGCTGGATATCGGTGAGGGTTTCCGGGATCGTCTGCTTAAGCCACTCGAACACCTGCCGGCTCGTCAGCGCCCATTTGAACTGGCGCACGAACTCCTCCAGGTGATACTGCACGACGCGATACAGGTTGATCAGCTCGCCGTTCACGTCGTTGATGACTTCGACCTTGGCCGGCGGTCGCAGGAAATACAGCGCGGCACCGCCCGCGAACACCTCGACATAGCAGTCGTGCGCCGGAAAACGCGGAATGATGTGGTCTGCGAGACGGCGCTTGCCGCCGATCCAAGGAATGATGGGATTTGCCATTGTGAAAGCCGTTTTTAAACTTGGTGTAGAATCCGGCCCGCCTACGTAGGTAAGCAGGGCCTTGGCCGATTCACTGGCGCTATCAGTGGAAAGGCGACCGGGGACAATGCGCGAACATTTCCCCCGGTCGCCCTGTTTCTCGTAAGGTTGTGTAAAATGCCGCTCGCCTGAGCGATGGCACTCGCGATGACGGCCGGGGCTTTCGCTGATCCTCCAATCAGCGGCCGGACGTGTGGCTCTCCAGCGCGCCCCCGGCTTGCCCTGTTTCTCTCGATGGCCCGCTATCGGAGCGGAGCCGTGTACGTATTCCCCATCAACGCGTCGTAACTGCGCTCGCACTGCTGGCCGGCGATGCCGCGTTCGTCAGCGATCTTCGCCAGCTCTCCCGCGCGCTCGTCAGCCCGGCCGAACAGGTCGGCGAGCAGATCGAGGGCGTCGCCGGTTGCCGCGCCTCCGGTCGCAGCGCCGGCACGTCGAGCGTCGGCAACGAGCACGGCGACCTGGCGGCGCAGCCCGTCAGCAACACCGTCGGCAACAGCAGCATCAGCGCGTGCCTGATCACGTTCATTCGCAGCACCGGTTGCGATCTCCTGTTGTGCCATCAATCGGCGGTCAAATTCATCACGTTCCGCCCGCAGATCATCGATCTGCCGAGCTTGATCGGCGACCTTGGCGGACTGGTCCGCATCACGGTGCCCCTTGAAATACCCGCACGCCGAACCGGCGACAACGCCGGCCACGACGAGCAGCCAGATGCGCGGATCGAACCACGTCATGCGACCACCTCCCCGCCTGCCGCGCGGTACGCGGCCAGCAAATGCTCGATCCTGTTTTCGTGCTGGCCGTACCCGGCGCCCGGCAGACTGGCCCACACGTTCGATACCTTCGCGACCGCTTCGCGGAACCGTCCGGCATCGATCAGCGGCAACGCCCCGTGCTCGCGCAGCTGCTGCAGCGCATACCGATCCTGCGAGATCGGACCGAAGTCCGGCAGCTTCATCTGCGCCTGATAGATCCGCCACCAGCGCGCGAGGATCTGATAGCGGCCGGCCGCCGTCGACGGCACCGGGATCTGCCTGTTGAGCACGTTCGGATGCGCTCCATAGCCGGTGAACAACATCGGGCGCGACGGCGTCGAGCCGACGAACACGTTGTAGCCGTCATCCGACTTCGCCAGCAGCGCCGAGCCGATCTCGCTGACCGCGATGGCGTCAAGAAACGCCACCCGATTCTTTCCGCCTGCGGCGGCAACAGTGATTCGTGCCATCTTCACTTCTCCCCAAACAATCGCTTCGCATGCCGACGCAGCAGCACTTCAAGGTATTGCGATCCCACGATGCCCAGCGCACTCCCCAGACCGAGCAGCGCGATCGGCGGCAGATCCGGGATCTGCAACAGCGCGATGCCGGCGACCATCGACGTCGCAGACCCCAACATGGCCCGGCCCGCGACGAGCCGAAACGTCAAATGCTCGCTACCCACCAACACCTTCGCGATTCCGATCAATCCGCCCATCACGATCAGCTCCAGAATCGTCTTTTCATGCTCTTGCATCGGTTCCCCTTGTCCCGATAAACAGAAAGGCCGCTCCGGTTCCCGTGAGCGGCCTGCAAATACAGTGCGCGACGCGTAACTTGCGCTACTTCGGCGCCGGCACCACCAGATCGATCTTCTTGCCCTTCTTCTTGCCGTGCCCGACCTTCGCTTTCCCCTTGTTTCCTCCGTTCAATGTGACCACCGTGATCCATCCGCGTGACGCGAACGTATGCTCGACCGACTCGATCAGAAACTCGCCATCCACGCCGGTCTTGAAGCCCTTGAGCGCGATCGTCTTTTCAGCCGACAGATCTGCCCGACCGCGCATCGTCAGCCGGCTCGTCGACGTGTGCCGATTGAGCGTCGCCAATCGCGACGTCGCGCCCGCTTTCGCGGCCTCTGGACTCGCGAACGCATGCCGTTCCGTATGCACCGCGGACGCACCTGGCGGAGCGTCCGGATTCGGAATCGTCAGGTCGATCTTCTTCCCGGTCTTGCGGTCGTGCACCTTCGTGCGCACGGCTGCAAAACTCGCGCGATCCGGGAAATTGATGTCGTAGTCGAGCAGATCGCCGGGTGTGAGCGTGACGATCGGCAGCGGTTTGCCGCTCGCGCTCTTGCCGCCGCCGCGCGGCAGGACGATCAGCTTGCCGGCCTTCACCGTCGCCGTCGCACCGTACTGGCGAGCCACCCGCGTGATGAAATGCAGATCGCTCTCGCCGAACTGGTCGATACGCGGCACGACGACGTCGACGTCGCACGCGGCCGACCATTTGTTGCGACGCGCGACGTCGCCGACGATGTCGGCCAGCTTCGCATTCGACCAGCTGCCGTAGCGCTGCGTCTTCGACGTCGCACGCATGTTCGCTGGCTTCCCACGGATCACGACACTCGCCGGCGGCCCGCGCACACCGACTTCGTCGACCGCGTACTCGCCTAGCATCGACAGTCCCTGCTCGTCCCATCCGATCGACACCTTCAACGTTGCGCCCTTTGGCGGAAACTCGATCCGGCCGTCGCGATCGTCGAGCGTGATCGTGCATTCGTCTGCGTCCAGACCGGGTTTGTCGATCGCGCGAATCTCCAGCACGCGATCCTGTATCACCTTGGTCACGTCCGAGCCGTTCGCGAGCACCTGAAATATCGCTTCCATCGCACCTCGCTATGTCCACAGCTGGACCGATTCAACACGCGGCGCACCGAGATCCGGCAGCAGGATCTCGACGCCGGCCGGGAACGGCTGCGGCATAGCCGCAAGTCCCGGATTCGCGTCGTACACGGCCTCGACCGTACCCTGCAGCGTTCCGTAGTACCGATAGCAGAGCGTGTCGAGCACGTCGCCGTCAGACGTTCTTAAAGTCTTCGCCATAGCGGCCGAAATCCACCGAGAAAGTTTGCTTGCGCGGCATGCCGTCGACGAGCAGTGCGTCCTGCTCCTCCTCGATCGACTGCAAGAGCCACCGTCCGAGCACATCGCCGTCGCCCGTCGTCAGCTGCACGGGCTTCATGCGCCCGCCGATTTCCCGCAGCCGGTTGATCTGCTTCGTACCGGCCCCGAGCGCGGGGAATACGACACCCGACAGGGTGATCGTCTCGCCCCCTTCACTGACCGCCTGCAGCGCCTCCTGACGGTTCAGACGCTCCTGCGGCGCCACGCGATACCGCGTCGCCCGTCGCAGCTTGTCGTATGCGGCCGTCGACAGATTGAAGTGGAACGCGTCGCCGGCATCAGTTGTCATCGACATGAGGTGCGGCGTGCTCGATGTCGCACCATCGAACAGCCCGGACACCATCGAACCGATCCCTGTCGACGTGATGACGTTCATCACCGCCGAATCCTTCAGACCGACCGACGCGTTGAACTGATTCCATGCCCCGCCGAGCGCGGACTTCACGCTGTCGGCGGCAGCCCGCACAAGGGGGAAATTCGATCCGTCGATGGCTGTCAGGATCGCGCCGACCGAAGCCTGTGCCGCGTTGAAGCTGCGCAGCACCGTGCCGACCTGCGGAAACAGATCGCTGGCCAGCGGGATCGCTCCGCTCGCGCCGGTCAACAGCTCGGCCGCGCTGCTCAGATTGCCGGTCGCGAGGCGCTGCAGCATGTCGACCGTCGACATGCTCGCCGCTCGGTTCCGGTCGAAGATGCGGACCATCTGGCGCACGCGCTCGGTGGCAATCCCGGCCTGCGTCGCCGCGCCCGTGATCTGTCGAATCACATCCATTGCGCCTCCCTTACATGTGTGGCGAATCGAACATGGCCGTTCGCGCGTTCGCCTTGCGTTGATGCTCGTCCATCATCCGGGTCAGCGCCGGACTGACCTGCGCGAGGAACTTGTTCGCCATGTCGGCATCGCTCGCTTCGATCCTGACGTGGAAGACCGGCGCGAAGGTGTTTTGCTGCTCGATACGCGGCCCCGGCCGAGCACCGACGCCGCTCGCCTCCGGCACGAGCGCCTTCGCTTTCGCGACCGCCGCCGCGTTCGCTGGCGTCTCGTCCCGCGTCCGATCCAGCACCTTGCGCGAGATGGCGCTGAAGAGCTTGTCGCCCGCGAATGTGCCGACCGCACCGCCGATCACGCCCAACACCGCCGAGCCGATCGGCCCGCCGAGCGCACCGATCATCGCGCCGACCTTCGCACCCATCACGCCACCGGCGAGGCTGCCTGCTATGCCCGCGAACCGAGTCGCCTTCTGCGTGCCGGTATCGGTGCTCGATGCGACCGCGTACGCTTCACGCGCGGCGAGGCCGAGCTTCAGCACGGTGCCGGCGACGGCGAGCTTGCCGGCGTACGGTGCCACGCGGCCGAACAGTGCCCGACCGGCATTGAAGATGCGCCCAATGCGCCCGGCCCGAGCCGCACCACGTGCTGCGCGACCAGTCCCACCACCGCCGACGAGATCGCCCAGCCCGCCACCGCCGAGACCACCGCCCGACAGGTTGACGACGAACACGCGCTGCACGCCACCGGCAGCACCCGCAGCCCCGCCGAGCGCATCGAGCGCCCGGCCCACAACACCGCCGGCCCTCCCACCACGTTCCGCAGCCGCACGACCGCCTCGCGCGAGCACCGTGCCGCGCGCGATGTCGATCGCGCCCCGACCGATACTCCAAAGTGCCTTTGCACCACGAAACGCGAGCGCTGCGCCTGCGATGCCGACGACGGCTGCCGTCGCCTTCGGTGCCGCGTCTGCGACGGACTGGATACCGCTTCCGAGTCCCTTCGCGCCCTCCCCAATACGATCCGTCACCGGACGAAGCGCGTCGCCGATGCTGCGCATCGCGTCATCCCACCGCTGCCCGACCTCGCTCCAGATCTGCTTGGACGTCTCGCGACGGGCCTCCAGATCCTTTTGGATCTCGCCACTCGCCTGCTGCGCGTTGCGCTTCAGGTTCGTGTACAGGTCCGCGTTCTGCATGTACGCGGTCAGCGCCGCCTTGACCTGCATGTCGTTGAACAGGTCGCCGGTCTTCATCGTCTCGGCGAATGCGGCCATCTGCGCCTGACGCTTGGCCGGGTCCATCTCCGAATTGAACTGCTTCGCTGCCGTCGCGAGCTGCTTTGCCTTGGCCGGATCGACGCGCTCGATGTACGCGCGTGCGAGGACGAACGATGCTTCGAGCGTCGACCAGCCCTTGCCGATCGCCTCGCGCATCTTCGCCTGATAGTCGACACCGGCTTTCGCGTAGTTCCGCTCGGTCTCGCCCGAGCCGATCTTTGAAAACCAGTTCTTGAGGTTGTTCGCCGCTTCGTCGGAGCTGCCGGCCGTCTTCATCTGCACCTGGAGCATGGCCCCGAGCTGCGTCACCGAGTCCTGCCCGGTGATCCCGATCTTCTTCATCTCGGCGAGCAGCACCGGGAACCATCGCGCCATGTCGACCGATTCGAACGAGCCTTCCTTGCCAAGATACGCGATCGCCTCCAACGCCTTCGCCATCTGACGCGGGTCGACGATCTCCGCGTTCTGCTGCAGCGCCTGAATCATCTTCGCGGTTTCGACCGTCGTCGCGCCCTGCCCGATCGAGAACTTCGCGACCAGCGGCGCGAAGTTGAGTGCACGGTCGAGATCCATGCCGCCTGCAACCATCTGGTTCACCGCATCGGCCAGCTCGTTGCGGCCGATGCCGTTCGCAGCAGCATCACGCCGGATACGCACGCCCATCGCGGCCTCTTCCTGCGAGCGCGCAATACCGGCCTTGATCGCGATGTCGCGAATGATCGCCTGATAGTTCGCCGCAATCGTCGCCGGCACCGCGACCGCCGCAGTCAGCTTTACCGCGTCGCCGATCACGCCTCGTCCGGCCTCCTTACCGGCTGCCAGCCGCTCGTATCCGGACGTTTTCAGCTCCAGCCCCCGCGTCGTCCGGCCGAGTCGCGCATACGCGCGATCGAGCCGGTCGACCTCGATGCCGGCATCCCGCAGCGACTTCAGATTGCTATCAAGTTTGCGGCGGATGCCGTCCGCCGCGCTGTCGCCCGCGAGATGCAGCCGGCGGAACTCATCCTGCAGGCGCATCGTCTCGCCGATCTGGCGCTGCCAGAGCCGCGAGTCGTTCGCCCGCTTTTTCATCGCGTCGATCTTCGACGACGTGTCGGTAATTGCCTTGCCGAACGTCGCCGATACTGCCCCGCCGATCACGATGCCAAGTGCTAGGTCTTTCGCCATCCCGGCCCCCTCAATCCGTCAGCCACCAGAGCATGTCGTCGACCGTCATCTCGTCGATCGACGTCGCCGACATGCCGTACTCACACGCGAGGCGCTTCGCCAGCGCCTTGAGCGTCTTTCGGTCGAGCTTCGCGTACGGATCGAAAGGAGTAGTAGGCGTCCTGCACGCGCTCGTAATCGGCCATGTCCATCGCATCGAGATCGCTCGGTGCAATGTCGGCGAGGGTCGCAAACAGGATCAGCTCCTGTTCCTCGGCATCGTTCGGCGCGAGCTTCTGCGCGGCACGCATGTCGCGCACCTTCGGCCGGCGCATCGTGAAGGTGTCGCACTCGACACCGTTGAGCTTGATCGGATAGTCGAGCTTGACCGTGACCTTGTCCATTGCGGTTCCTGAAACGAAAAATGGCGAGCCATCGGCTCGCCATTGATTGAATAAAGTAACTTTGCTACGTGTCCGTCGGGTGACGGTTACGCCATGCCGAGCTTCTTGCGAACGTCGGCGAGCTGATCCACGCCATTGATCACGCGCTTGCACGCAAAGATGTCGATCTCGTGCACGATCGCGCCGTCGATCTCCAGCTTGTAGTAGTCGCACGAGACGTTGAACTTCGCATCGACCTTGTCGCCCGGCTTCCACTCGCCCGGATCGACCTCGTAGAGCATGCCGCGCAGATACACGACGACACTCTTCGAGTTGCCACTGCGATCCTTGAACACGGAGCGAAACACGCCGTTGAACGCCCCCTGATCCACCAGCCCGAAGAACTTCAGCACGTCGTATTCCATCGTCGCCATCGCGAACGACGCTTCGAGCGCTTCCATGCCCTGATCGACCTTGACTGCGGCATCCATGCCGCCCGCGCGAAAGTCGTCCGTCTTCAGCTTCAGCTTCGGCGGCGACATGCTTGTCGCACGCCCCGCGTAGCTACGGCCGTCGACGAAGGTGTTGCAGTTGTACAGAGTTTCCGGAATCATCGCTGCCCCTTAGATCTGGTTATCGAGCACTTCGGTCAGCCACTGGTTCGTGACCTCGAAGCGGAAAATCGGGTTTTCGGCCGGCGGAACGTCCGTGAAACGAATGTTCCAGTACACCTTGCCGTCTTCGAGCTGGGTCGCCGTGTTCAGCTCCGGGTCCGGGTAGACCTCGAAGTTGATCACCGCACCCTGACGCTTCAGGTCTCGCATGAAATCCCGAAGCCCTTCGGTCACGTCGCTGACGTAGGTCGTCGTGATGCCACGGTCGACCGCCCACTTGTGACCGGCCTGCACGGCGTCCATCACGATGTCGAGCGTGCGCACGCGCGTGACGAACTTCCACTTCGGATCGGCCGACAGCGTGCGGTTGCCCCAAAGGCGATAACCACCATCGCGAATGATCGTCGTGATGTTCGCGTTGTTGAGCAGGTTCGCGCGGCACGTCTCGTCGCCGTCGAGATATTCGATCGGTCGGCCCGTGCCCGTGATCTCCACGATCTCCTTGTTCGACGGCGACGCCCAGAAACCGATCTTCGCGTCGGTCTGGCAGAACAGACCCGCCGCATATGCCGACGCAGGCAGCGCGATCTCGCCGTTCGTTGCGTTGTCCCATGCCTTCGCGCCGGGATCGACCATGTACAGGCGCTTGCTGCCGAAATTCTTCGCGTACGCGATCGCCGCCTCGTCGTCCGTGTTCGGCCCGTCGATCACGGCGACGGCCCGGAGCTTGCCGGCGAGCGAATCGGCCGCCGTCGCGACCGGTTGCTTCGACGTGTGGCCGGGCGCGATCAGCAAGCGCGGCTGCGCATTGAAACGCGACTTCGCGTCGATCAGTGCCTGCATGCCGGTACGCGCACCGCCGGCCGTCTCACCGCCGATGATCGCTGACGTGAGCTGCGCCGCATCGGCCGACGTCGGCACGCCGACCGCGATGACAACCGCACGGCTTTGCGCGTAGATCGCGCGGGCCGCGCGTGCGATCGCGCTCTTCTCACCGAACGCCTGCACGGCCTCGCGATAGCTCGTCAGCTGCACGGGCACATTCGGTTGAGCCAGATCAGGACCGGGCGTGTAGGTATCGGTCATGCCGACGACTGACGATGACGGCACCGCGATCGTGCGCGGGCCGGTCTCGACGATCGTCGTCGTGATGCCGTGGAAAAAGGAAGTCGCTGCCATGCGGATCTCCAGAAATGAAAAAAGCCGCTCGAGGAGCGGCTTGTGAAACAGGACAGCGCATCAATGCGCCGGTAAAGTTACTTTGGGTCGATCTCGGCGAGCGGCTCGCTATCGCTCGCGGCGTCATCATTCGCAGGCAGAGCGGTTTCCGTATCCGGAGCCGTCTCAGCCGCTTCATTGCGGCGAGCTTCCTCCTCACGTCGGACGGCTTCCTCGGCTTCGCGAGCCGCCTTCTCCGCGCGTTCGGCCTCGACCTTGGCCAGCACGGCAGCCGGATCCGGCTGGGCCGGCCACGTGATCTCGGTCGGAAACGTCGGCAGATCGACCACACGGACAAGCGCAACCTGATACGCAGCCCACGCGTCGAACATTGCCGCCTCGATATCCGTCAGCAATCCCGTCATACGCGCGTCGGCCTTGCCGAGATTCTGCTGCCGCGCTTTCTCCATACGCGCGTAGAAGTCCGCCATCGCTGCCGCGCGCACGCGCTCCGCGACGACGGCCTCATCGAGCACCCATGCGCCATCGCTCCAGACGTATTCGTCGGACGGGCGCGGCATTTCGGTCAATCCCGCGTCATCGGGACTGACGCCCGCGACCGTGATCTCGCCCGGCTCGCCCGTATCGGTGCGATACAGACGCACACCGCGATAGTCCGGCTTCATCACCCACGTCCCGTCCTGCCAGAACGGCCAGGAACGCGTCGGCACTTCAGGCAGAGGCGTGAGCGTGCAGAACGCCGGCACGAGATAGCGATTCGCGTCCATCGGATCGCGTTCCGCAAGAAAGCTCGCGACATAGCGGCCAGTCAGGTTGTCGTACTGATTGCAAAGCATGTTTGACCTCGAATTAATAAGCCCGAATCATCGCGAGCAGCGCAACGTTGCGTGGACGGCTCTCGTTGCCACCGTCCGCGCCGATACTGATCGTGTGCGAGTGCGCACCGGCCCCGCCAATCCCGACGTTGTGACCGTGATTGCCGTCCGCAGCGATCGAGATCCCCGTGCCGGAGCCGGACGACCCGAAGTTATCGCCCTGTTCCCAGTTATAGGGACCGCTGCCCTGACCAAAGCTCGTACCGACGACACCGACGCGACCAATGCGCGTGGTATGCGAGTGCCCCGGATCGTTGACCCCGTGACCGTGAATACCTTGAGCGTCGGTCCACGCGCCGTGCGAGTGGTCACCAACAGCTGCGGCAGACGCACCGTGCGCGTGCGAGCGGTTCAAACTGTCCTGCCAGCTGCCGATTTGACGCTGTGCATCCGTGCCGCGCGCATCATCCCAACAGCGGATAAATTCGCCACGAAGATCAGGCAGCCGGAATGTCGTGTTGCCGTCCCCGCTGGAAAAGCAACCGTGGCGTCCCTTTCCCCAATCTGCGTCCGCGACGATCGCGCCGCTGCCGTGCGCGTACGCCCACAGCAACGGATAGTCGGCCCGCTTCAGCTCCGTGCCGTTGAGCTTCAAAAAGCCGGCACGCGGCGCAGTCCGCGCTTCCCACACGATCTGTCCGATCTGTACGTCGGCAACCGCTGCCGCGAACCACGCCGACGTGATCAGCTTGTTCGAGTTGTCGCCGGCCGGCGGCGACACGGCCGAGACCATACCGCCGACCTGCAATTGCGTGGAGCCGTCGTCGCCAACCTTGCCGACCACGACGCGCCCGCCCTGCGGCATCAATTGCAGCGTACCGAGCACATAGCTCGAACCGCGAGTGACGTTGATCGCAGCTTGCGAGTTGGCGTACGTGTCGTTGACCGTGCGAACGGCCAACGAGCCGTCGGCTCCGTGGACCAGCTCCCACGTTTTCTGGTCGGTCGGCGCACCCTCCCGCGTCAACTGGATCGACGTCTGACCCGTTCCGCCGCCGTTCGATGCAACGAGCGCGCCCGCCGAATTGCTACTCTTGAGCACACCCTTGTTCTGAAACGGCGAACGTCCGTCGTCCCAAGCACCACCGGACAACACGCGGCCACTGTTCGGGGCCAGCTCAATGGTCTTGATCGACGTGCTGAGATTGACGCGGGTGATCCGCACGGCGGGTATGCCCGTCGTCCATTCGTCGTCGACCGCGCGGATGCTCACGCTGTCGTTGTTCGACTGGATGTCCCACAGCTTCATGTCCTTGTCGGCACCCGCCGACTTCAGGACGATATCGCCGCCCGTGTTGGAGCCGAGCGTGACGCCCGAGCCGTAGTCCTTCGCCTTGCCCGCACCACCACCGAAATAGCCGACGCCCGCGGATTCCACGCTGCCGGCAAAACGTGCATAACCGCCGAAGGTCGTGCCGCAACCGGTGCCATCGATACGCACTACCCCGGTATCGAGCGACCACGAGATCGGCCGATAGTCGTTATAGGTGCCGTTCGGATCGCCCTTGTTTGTCTGCAAGAACCACGCGCTCTTGTTGTCATTGCGGAGCATGACGCCGTAGTCGGTGCCTACCGCGCGAAACTGAGCACCCGTGCCGTTCGCGTCGTAGCCCGCGCTGCGAATACCGCCGTTCGCGCCGATCGAACCCTGCACACGAACGGTATCTTGGCCATTGTCAGCCGCCCCACCGATCAACCACCGGCCCTCCGACGTGATGCGGCCACGCTCACTCCCACCGGCAATCAGCGAGAGCCAGCCGGCAGCGCCAAGCGTCAGGTTATTGCCGAGCATGACGACGTACGGAACGCCTTGCACGCCGAGCTGGACATGCCCGTCTCCCGGCGAAAACATCCCGGAGTCCGGATCACCGTCGAACGCAAAACCTGCGTTGTTCGTGTTGTTCGGCGTGATTGCACCGACCTTGCCGAGCAGCTTGCCCTTCATCGCATCGCCGGACTTCGCGACCTTGTCGTTGCCTAGATCGCCGACCTTCTTGTCCGTCGCGTCCGCTCGCGTACCAAGCGCCGTAATCGCCTTGTCCGCTGCATCCGCACGATCCTTCAGGTAGCGCGTGCGATTGGCGAGTTGCTTGGTCGGCACGTTGTCGACGCCGTCCGGGCCGCCCTGCACCGGGTCCGACGTCTCGAACTGGTAAACGCCATCCTCCCACTTACCTTCTTCTTTCAGATTGGCCATGTACCGATCACCCCTCGCGTAAATTGACCGTTGCGCGTCGCAACACCGTTGTGCCGGATCGCGACCTCAGAAAAGTCGAGCCACGCGAGCCGGCTGCGAGCCGGCGCGTAGCGTTCGATCGCCCGCTTCAGGTTTTCGCCCTGATCCCGCGTCACTGGCCGCCGCAGCTTCACGATGTACTCGGCCCATGCGGTCGAACCGCCATGCAGATATCGGCCGTTGCGCGTGGCAGATCCGTCACGGCGCTTGATCTGGCGCCCTTCCTGAATATCGATCTCGCCGAAGCCGAGCCGCCGCACGATCTCGCGGATCGCCCACGGCGTGCCCTTCTTCTGGTAGATCGCCAGCGACGACTTGATCAGCGCCCGGCGTGCGTCTTCGGACTCCGCCAGCTCCCACCCGTCGACCGCAAGCGACCACGCAAGCCACGGCAGAAACGCGGCCGGGCAGCGATCGGCATCCCAGAGGGTGCGGATCAAGTCCGGATCGACGCTCGGGCGCATCACCTGCGCGAGTGCGGCTTCGAGGCTCGTCTGGTTTGCTGGCAACAGTGCTTCACTCGTCATCGGCCACCTTTGCATTGAGCACGATCGATGTGCAGCGCGCGAACTGGTCGACCGCGCACACGACATCGGCGACAGGCGACTTCAGGTCGACGCGCACGACACCTGACGCTTTCGGATGGAGTGCACCGGTCACGGCCGAACGCGGCATGCCGACGCGCAACGCTTCGCCCGCCGCGACCGCGATATCCAGATCCTGCCGACGCGCGGCGATCACGACACCGGGGTCCGGGCCGCGCCCGACGTACACATCGGCGACGATCGTGTAATTGACAGGCCGAGCCGCAACGACCAGCAGCGTGTCGTTCAGCGGCCGACGGTCTTCCGGCGACAGGGCACGACGCACCGTGTCTAGCAATGCGGCGCTCGCTACGCCACCGTTCGAATACGACTTCACGACCACGCGCACTACACCGGCTTCGGGCCGATCGACGCGCACGTCGGCAACGTCCGGCGATGCGTCCATCGCGAGTGATCGGTACGCGCCGAACGGGCCGGCGGTCGACGATCGCTCGATTCCCATCTGTGTACGCAATCGCAGGCGCTCGTCGCGCTCGCGCGTCGCTGGAACGGGCGGATGCGCTTCAGGGTCGCCGGGGTCGACGACTTCGCGCTGCAAATTCCAGAGCACCGCGAGATGTTCGAGATCCGCGCCCGTCGAGTACGCGAGCAACACCGCACGTGCCGCGTCGTTCACGCGCGCACGAAACCGAATTTCGTCATACGCGGCCAGCTCGATCAGCTTCACGACCGGATCGGATTCAAGCGCTGCTGTCCAGTCCGGATAGATGCGTTTGAAATGCTGCAGCTTGAGCTGATACGCGGCCTCGAAGTCCAGCGTTTCGACGAGATCGGGCGGATCGAGCGCCGACAAATCGATGACTGTCATGTCGTCACCTCGAATACAACGTCATCGCCGTCGTACTGCCCGGCGATGCGAAAAGTTACTTTGCCGTCTACGACAGACAGCACGTTCACGCGGTCGAGTGCAATGCGCGGTTCCCAGCGGGCAATCGCGCGTGCCGCTTCGGCCTGTGCGGCCGAGATCCAGCCGCGCGTGATCGGCAGGTCGACCATTTCCGGAAGATCCGAGCCATACTCGGGCCGCTCCCGGCGCGTGCCCTTGCGCGTGCTCAGGATGTCCGCGATGCTCTGCACCAGATGCTCGACACCACCGATCAGCCGCCCCGTTCGGCGGCACATGCCGACCAGCGCGGCCATCACTGCGCCTTCGTCGGAATGCGCTTGAAGCAGCCCCGCGATTCCAGATACGCGATATGCTCCGGCTCCGTCACTTCCGTTTTCCCGGCCAGCACGGCAACGTGCGAGCCATCCGGAAACACGATCACGCGGCTGCGGAACTCGGTATCGATGAATGTCACGGGAGCCACCGCCCCGGCTTGCTGTGCGTCTTTCGCCATCACCACCCCCACAAACGAAAAACCCCGCATGGGCGGGGTCCAAAGTCACTTTGAATTGCTCAGACTGGCGAGCTAACCAGCTCGCCGTCGCCTTGTTCGCGGTGCCTGTGCTTGCTGACCGATTTGCCGGCTGCGACGACGTCGTCGGTAAATTCAGCCCCGCCCGCGACCTTCATCGCAACGGCACCGCCCTCGCCCGCCTTGCCCCGCATGCCGCCGTTGAACGTCAGCAGTTTCTCGGTCGTCTGGTTGCCGGTGAACGTCGAGTCCGGCACGTCGGCAAGCAGCTGCGCCGCGCGCAGCATTGCCCCGTCTGCCTTCAGCTCGAACTCCGTCGCGCCGATTCGGAACACGATCCGCCCGCCGGCCGGCACTGACAGCACGTATTCATGGCTTGCATGGTTGTACTGTTCGAATGCACCGTCCGGGTAATCCGTCGCCGTCTCATCCGGACTGGACCGCCCCGAGCCGCCGTGCTGGTCCGTGTAGTAGCCGGGCGCGACAAATGCACCGGCGAGATCGCCGGACGGTGCCCACAGGGCCACCTCTTCGTCGACGGACGGCGGACGCCAATGTCGAACCTTGCCGGCCGCGCCGGCCTGCCATTTGAGCCAGTCGCTCACCCAATCGCCGATGCGCACCTTCACGCGAGGCGGATCGTACGTGACGGCCTCGACGATCGCGGACTGCGTCAGACATGCCATGCGGCGATCCATCTCGCCTAACTCGAAGTCGCTCATACGTCACCCCGCAGCCTGACCCGACGGACTCCAGTAGTCGTCTTCGTGTCCCGGCCCCGTCTGCGGATCGACGCCCCACAGGACCGTGCGCCCCTTCGTCGGCGGCTCGAACACGTCGCCCAGGTCAAATTCGTGCTCCCATTCGACGAGCCAGACGAGATACGTGTCCAGCTCCGGCCGGAACGGATCAACGCCCGCCGAGCCGACCTGCTTGCCGGGTGTGACAGGCAGATCCCACGTCGCCCCGTGCACCGCTTGCAGCACGCGTGCAGACAGTTCGCGGACGAGCAGCTCGGCACCGGGCACGATCGGATCGACGATCACACGCGCCTGCAACCGTCCGACGAGCGGCACCCGACCGGTGCCGTCATCGTGCCCCGGCTCCAGCTCGGACAGCTCGATCGCAATAAATGGCGTGTCGATCGCCTTGCCGATCTTCGGATACGCATGAATGCGTTCGAGATCGGGCAATTTCGCGCGCAGGCCAGACTCGACGCCGTCATGCAGTTGTTTCAGGCTCAGTAAATTCACACTATCGAGCACGGCTTACCGCCTTCTGCAGTTCATAGTTGACCTCCTGCCGCAGCACCGTCATCAGCCTCGCCTCGCATGCCTGCGCCGCCCGGCGAAACGCCGGATCACCTGTCTGCGACCATTCGACCTTCACCACCTCGAACGGCGTCCGGGCCTTGCCGATGCGTCGATAAATCGGCCCGTCCGGCTGTCGATTCGTCTTGCGCCACGCGCCCTCGAACAGCGATTTACCGGCCCGCATGCCCTTCTTCGTGCGCCTGACCGAACCGAGCCGGTGCGCCTCGATCGGATTCAAGCCGAGCCACACCTTGCCGGTATCGGCCGAGCGTAGGAAGAAGTACATACGCTGCCGCACCAGCTTTTGCTGGATGCCCGTCGCGTTGCCGACCTCCTTCGCCGTCTGGCTCCGGATCCACGCGCCTGTCTTGCGAAGCGTACGCCGCCATGCCGCCTGCATTGCAGCAGGCGGCAGGCCCGCGAGCGCTTCGAGCGCCCCTTTCACGTCAATCTCGACCTTCAGCAGATCCATCGTCACCTCAGAATCAGGATCGTCCAACCCGTCCCATCGGGATGCAGCTCGAACACGCGGTAACGCCCGCTCGGCGTCACCACGATGCTGCCCTCGGTCACGTCCACCGCATCGGCGTCAGTAATGTGCAGCACCGGTGCGACCAGCTGCGTGCGCTGCGTCCCGAGATCCGGGCCGAGCCACGGCGACGTGAACATCCCCTCGACGGGCCGGCCGTCGATCGTGATGTCCGCGTCGCCGAGATCGCGCAGCACCGCAGCGTCGACGTCCGCGATCAGATCCCGGAACGTCATATCACGCCTTCAGCTTGACGATCGCTTTCGGGCGCGTGCACAGGTGCACCGGGTTCGACTGCGCCTCGATGTCGACACCCTTACCGAACTGCGCCAGTTCCTGCTTCGCGTAGTACGGCAGGCCCGTCGTATTCACCGCCTCGACATAGTCGGCCGGAGCGAAGCGCGTGATGAACAGCTCCGGCACGCCTTCGGGCACCGCGTACGCTTCGTCGTCGGCCACATAGCCGATGTCGCCGACGCGCCCGCGATAGCGCTCGAACGTGCAGCCGCCGAAGTCGAACGCGTCGCGCGCATCGCCCCGCAGGGACGCCGCCATCGCGGTCGCGAGATACGTTTCCTTCACGGTCTTCGCGACGATCAGCTTGTTCCAGAATGCCCGGCCGCAAAGCACACGCACGCCCGTGTAGGTCGTCGCGCCCAGCGCATCTTCGATCGCGTCCTGCACCTCGACGCACTTCACGCGGATCTCCGTGTCCGCCTTGCCCAGCTCGAACGGAATCACGGTCTGCTCGATGCCGAAGTACTGCAGGAGGTCGATCAGTACCGTCTTGCCGTCGGCATCGAGCACCGCGCCCTTGATCGCGCCAATCCGGTGAAACTCGTGCGTCGCGTCGAGCTGGCGGCGAAGCTTCGCGAGCCGACGATTCACGACCGTCTGCAGCGCCTCCAGCTCCGTTTCAGAGCCGAACGCGCGCAGGTTCTGGATCTCGTCGGCCTTCACGAACGCACGTTGCGGCAGGTGCACGGTATTGAACGGAATCATGCTGCGCTTGCTGCCGACCACGATCGCCGACGGCGAGCCGCGCTCGCCGGCCGACACGAGTGACAGCGTGTCGCCGTCGCGCTCGATCTGGATCGTCGTCGTGGTGATGCCGTCCTCTTCGAACAGGCCGAGCGCACCGACGCGGCCCGGGACGTGCGGCTGCTCGTTGATCGCAGCGGTGAGCGACGACAGCGAGAACGCTTCATCTTGAAACAGGGCGATGTCCGCCATACAACCTCCAACAGGGAAATGGATACAAAAAAGGCCACGCGCGATGCGTGGCCTTCGGAATCAGTTGTGCTGCAATCAGCGGACGATCACATGGCGCTCCGCGAGATCGGTGCGCGCAGCGGCATTCAGACCGGTCAGGCGTGCGGCGGCGACCTCGGCGAGCCGCACGATGCCCGTCGCCGAACGCGGGGCCTCGGACGCCGCCAGCGGTGCATACAGCACCGCCGCAGCAACTTCGGCCCCGTCGTTCGCCGCGTTGTCGTACGGCGCATACTCGCCGGTGCTCGTCACGCCAAGCACCTGGCCGGCCGGCAGCGCCGGTCCGGCCTTCACGATGATGTGCTCGCGCGAAATCTGTCCGTTGCCTTCCGACACCAGAAATTCCGCCGTCTGGCTGCCCTGTACCTTCACGTTCGACATGAGTGTTCCCCTCCTCGGGTATCGTCAAAGTTACTTGCCGCTCTTGCGAGCCGCGTAGATGGACGCCGCGCGCGGCGCATTTGCCACCACCTGTGGCTCGTTTTGCACCACCGGCTGCGCACGCGGATTGATGCGCGATTGCGATGCCGTCACGCGCTCGAACAGCCGCGCACGTACGTGATCCGGCGTCAGACCGTCAGCGACGAACTGCGCTGTCAGCTCCGGCACGTTCGCTGCAAGGCAGATTCCGGCGATGTCAGCGGCCTGCTGGATCGCCGCATCGACCGTTGCCCGGTCCTTCAGGCCAGTCGCCGTCACGATCGCCTCCGCGCAGTGCGACAAGCGCGCGTCGCGGCAAGCCGCGAATACGTGCGACGCCAGCGCCGAGACGTCCGGGGCTGGCGGCACCGGCTGCGGGTCGGGTTTGGTTTCCGGGTTCGGCTCGGGCGCCGTATCCGGAGGCGTATCGGGCTGCGGCGGATCGGCCGGCTCCGTCTCGTCGACCAGCGCCCGCACAACGTCGGGCAACGCCGAGAAGCGCGCGAGCAGCGCCGTCGAACTGGCGGACGCGGACAGCTTCACCGCTGCCTCGATCGTGTCGCAGAATCCCCTTTCCTTCGCCTGCGCGGCCGTCAGCCACGTCTCGGCATCCATCATTGCCCGGATCTCGTCGACTGACTGGCCGCTCTTGGCTGCGTACGCCGCGAGGATTCCGTCGCCAGCGTTATCGAGCAAGTCGGCAATACGCCGCAGGTCTTTCGCTTCCCCGGCCGTCACCGTGTGTGCGTTGTGGATCATCAACAGCGCGTTCTCCGGCATCACGATCTCGTCGCCGGCCATCGCGATCAGCGAGGCCGCGGACGCCGCGACGCCATCGATGCGCACCTTCACCTTGCCCGCGTGCCGACGCAACGCGTTGTAGATCGCGAAAGCGTCGAACACATCGCCGCCCATCGAGTTGATCGCGACCACGATCGTCGACGCGTTCGCCGCTGCCGCATCGAGCTGCGTCACGAACGTCTGCGCGTCCGTACCCCAAAACCCGATCTCGTTGTAGATCCGGATCTCGACTTCGCCGGCCGCGTTCGCCTGCGCCCGGATATCCCACCACTTACGATTGCGCTTCATCTCACTCCCCATTCGTGTGCGCGAGCGGATCGGTGTCGTCCGTCGCGTGCGTGTCGTACTGCAATCCGAGCCGTTGCGCGCGCTGCTGATCGGCTGCGTTCTCGTCGTCGACCTGCTCCGGATCCTCGCCCTTCGCGAGAATTGCGCCGGTGCGACTGGTCAGCCCCGCCCGAATCTCCGCCCGCTTGGCCGATACGTCCTGCACCGGATGGATATACGGCCAGCCCTGCGGCACCCACCGCACGCGCACGTACTCGCGCCGGGTGCGGTGATAGTTCGGCATCGGCATCGCGCCGGACAGCGCACAGGCATCCACCCACCATCGCCAGATCCGCCGGCAGAACTGGTGGATGAACACGTTCTGCTGCAGTTGCTCGATCGAGCGCCGGAACTCGTTGAGCAACACGCGCAGCACGCGGTCGCTGACATCGCGCAGGTCGCCCGTCAGCACCTCATAGGGCATGCCGACCGATGCCGCTGCGGCCATCAGTTGTTGACGCATGAACGGCCCATAGTCGGCACCTGCGCCGGGCGGCGTTGCGAACCGCACGTCTTCCCCGGGTGCCAGCTCCTGCATTGCGCCCGGCTCCAGCGACACCACCGGCGAGAAACCGTCGACGTCGAATTCGATTGGCGCACCAGACACCGGATCGCCGAGCGGGCCGACTTCCGCCTGCGGCTTCACGATGAAGCCGGCAAAGAGGTTGCTCACCTCCTGCCGGAACAGCACCGCGTCGTCGAAGTTGTCCAGCGAATGCAGCCGCAGCAGCACCGTCGACAGTTCCGGCACGCCGCGCACCTGACCGGGCCGCAACGCGTGGAAGACGTGCGCGATCTCGTCGGCCGGCACGCGCACCGTCTGCACTGCGTCGCCGGCATACCGGTTGTACTCGCCCGGATGCCGGCGCAGCAGGTGATACGCGACCCGCTCGCCGTCTTCGTTGAACTCAACGCCGTTGATGATCTCGCCGCCTGGAATCGGCTCGTTCTTCGTGACCGGCAGCATGTCGCCTTCGAACAGCTGGATCTGCATCGGCACCGCCAGCCCGGCATGCAGCGGGCGCAAACAGCGACGCACCAGCACCTCGCCGTCACTGAAAAACGCCCGGGCTGCGAGCGTCTGCAAGCCGTACAAATCATGGTCACCGTTCGGGTCCAGCTCGCTCGAACTGTCGTCCCAAAGTTGCTTTTGCGCGCGACGCACGTCCGCGTCCGGATGCTGCGGGTGCGCCTGAATGCCAGTGCCGATAGTGTTCGACACCAGCCGCGCAATCGCGGTCTTCGCCCACGGGTCGTTTCGGATCGCGTCCCGCGCGCGGTGGCGCATCAGCGGCAGGTTCTGCACGACCGATGCATTCGGCCCCGCGCTCGATGCCTGCCACGACTTCGCCCGCGCCCCGCGCGTGCCGGCCGATTCGTACGCCGCAGCCTTCAGGCGGGTCGGCACGACAAAGCCGCGCTTCGCGAGAGCCGGATAAGTGCGGCTCATCGCACCCCCTTGCCGGCGTGGCGCAGGCGAATCAGCCGAGAGCGGCCGGTCGCGCCATCAAGTGCCCGAATGATCTCGGTCTGCGCATCGCGCAGCTCGGCAATCGACCGGTAGCGCACCTTGCGATCTGCGTACTGGACCTCCAGTTCGCCCTTCGCGATCGCCGACTGGATACGTTGCAAGTCCGCCATCGTGTATGCCATGTGTTTCTCCTATCGGCGTTTCAGGTACGTCGAGCGACCGACACGCCGGCCCTGAATGCGCGAAACCCCGCTCAGGGGCGGGGTCTCGATTGGTTTCGCTGCCGTCGTGATGATCGCGCTCGGCTCGCCGGCCGGTTCGTTCGGCGGATCCGGCGGCTGCTCGAACGGTTGTGCGAGCGGCAACGCTTCGATCACCGGCGCTGCATCGAACAACGTCACCTGCGAGATACGATGCTGTTCCAGCAACCAGTGCTGTTCGGTCAGCAGGTGGGTTTTCACGCTACGCGCTGCGTGCAGTGCATACACCTCACAGTCGAGCGCTTCGTTACGAGCGCCGGCCTTCTTTTGCCAGACCCGCTTGCCGCCGACGCGCCCCGGCACCTTCACTTCGGCCGTGACCTGCGAGAGGTAATCGGACCGCACGCCGACGTACCAGTGCATCCGCCCCGGCCCGTCGCCGTCCAGTTTCAGCCGGTTGTCCAGGATCAGGTCTTTCGCCTTGCTAACGCCAACCATGAACGGTCGCAGGCCATACTTCGCGGCCTTGCTGTTGTTGCGCGTCGAGTCGATCGACGCCTTTGGCACGCTGAAAATCTCCGCACCGACATCGGTACTGCCCTTGATCGCCATCACGTTCAGCCCGGCCCGCTGCGCGGCCCGCACATACTTGTATACGGCGTCCGACGTCGAACCGTCCGACGAGTCGATCGAGGCCGCACGGATCCGGGCAAGTCCGCCGGATTCGTGTCGGTATGCCTGCGTCAGCAATTCCGTCAGCGCGCCCCATACGCCGCCTGTCAGCGGGTTCTCGCTCTGCTCCAGTACGTTGCCGTGCAGCTCGTCCCACAGCACCAGCCAGCTTTCCTCGCCCCGGCCCCACGCGCGGATGACGACCGCGATGCGATCGTGCTGCACGTCGACGCCGATCGTGAGCAGCAGTCCGCGCGACGGCACGGTGAATGCCGCATACGGCAGTGCCCGCTCGGCCAGCAGATCCAGCTCCGGCAGGTCCGACTTGTATTTGTACGGCCGGCCCTGCGTGTTGTTCACGAACGAGCGCATCTTCGTGTCATCGCCCGCCCGCAGCGCCCGCTCGGCCGTCAACCACTTCTTGACCAGCTCGCCCATGCGCGAGCCGGGAAACGGCGACACCAACTCGTTCAGCCGGAAGCCTGCCACGCCGTAGAACGGCGCGGTCGCGACCCACCGGCCGCGTCGCACCGCGCGAATACGGGCGTTGTCGTCCCACAGGCTGCCGCAATGTGGGCACGTGTAACGCGCGGTCTCGGGCTGCGCCCGGCCGAACACTTCGTGCTCGACCTCCGCCTCCTCCGACCACGTGACGTTCTCCCACGCCAGTTCATGCTCTTCGCCGCAGTCCGGACACGGCACCAGATAGACGCGCTGATCCGACGATTCGAACGCCTGCTGGATCCGCGAGAAGCCGTCGACCGTCGGCGTGCCGCCGAAAATCACCTTGCGGCGGCTGTCCGAATAACTCTTGTTGCGCTCCTCGAGCAGCGTGATCGAATCGCCCTGATCGCGCACGTTGGTGTTCGCGTCGTCCGGTTCTTCGACCGCGACGACCGGGGCCGGCGTCGACTTCACGTCGTCCGGCGCGTTGGACGTGATGAACTTCAAAAAGCCACGCGGGAAGGTTTTGTGATCCCACAGGTTGTTCTTGTCTCGGCCGGCGTGCACCGGCACCTTCGAAGCGAGGCGCGGCGTCACCTCGACCATCGGCTCGAACTTCTCCAGGTTGAATTTCTTCGCGGACTTCTCTTTCGCGAACATCACAATCATCGGGCACGGATCGACGTCGATACGCCGGCCGATGTAGTTCAACAGTACGCCGTCGGTCCACGCGACCTGCGCCGACTTCATGCAGACGACCTTCTGCACGCGAGGATCGTCCAGCGCCGCGTGCATGCCAAACACCCACGGCGTGATGTTCGGGTTATAGCGGCCGGGACTCGCGGTCGCCTTGGCACTCATGCGCCGGTACTGCCGCGCCCAATCCGTCGTGCCGATTCTCTCCGGCGGGCGCAGCAGCTGCGCGATCCGGCGGATCACCGCGTGGACGGTCTGGATCGTATTGAGATAGCTGCTCAAGGCATCCATACATATGCTCGTTCAACCACTCGACGTCGACCTCGACGTCGTACAGTGCGCGCAGCTCCTGCACCAGCTTGTCGGGCAGCGCCAGCAGCTCCGTTTGAAATGCGCCGACCATCTGGCCGAACGCCTGCTCCAGCTGCGCGACGTTCACGAGCTGGCCCTTCTTCTCGGCCAGCGTCAGCAGCTTGATCTCGCGCTCGACGATCTCGGTCTTCGCGCGCTCGGCAACCAGATCGATGCCGCTGCCGCTCGCGCGGCCCGCAGCCATCTCCCGCAGGTGCCGGATGTACGCGACGCGGATCGCATCAAGCGTCGCCTCGCGATAGTCGAGCTGGACCTTGTCGACGAACCGTGAAACGGCCGACTGGTCGAGGTCGAGATGCTCGGCGATCTGTTGTTGGGTCGGCATGAATATGACCCCCTATGGAGATTCGACAGTAGAGAAAAAACGCGGGTGCGAGCCCCCGCATGTGGCGATGCCCTGAGGGTCCCCGCCTGCTCAAAAAGTAGGCAGGCCCGCACCGATCGCGACATCGGCGGTCACGCCGTCGCCCGCTCGGTCCATCGCCCACACGACACGGTCCATTGCATCGTCAAACACGAAGCACCGCGCGGTAACGCGCCCGATGCTTCGATCTTCATCCCACGTCGACCAGACCTCGCTCGGCCCGGCGTTCGGCGACTCGATTCGCATTTCAGCGCCCCAATGCAAAAAGCCCTGAGGGCTTGCGCGCTCAGGGCCTGCTAACAATCAATTTCGAAACTCACATATGCATGAGAAGCGTTAGTTTTGCTTCTCAGACGACATCGCCTTGGCGATACGGGCCAATCCAACCAAGCCCAGCACTGCATCCGTATGCGACATACCGCTATGCCGCGTGACTACGTAATGGGTCCCGCACGACGCAAACTCAACCTTCTCTTCTAGACGGTCGGCCACTCGAGAGCACGCCTCCATTGCGTCTACGCCAGACTCACGAATCCCATCCTTCCGCAGCTCTTTCGTAAATACCCACGCCTCATCAGCCAAACGAATCTCCGGCTCAATCATTCTGGACGATGCGTCGCGTAGAACGCGCTCGACGTTCGCCACATCCGGATCTGACGGTGCTAGATTTTTATCAAAGATTAGTTCCGCCAGCTTATGCCCGGTTGTCATCGTCGATGGATCAGGTGGCTTCGGGCCACACGCAACGCATAAGACTGCGGCAGAAAACACTATGATCCCTCGGAACATTCGATACCCCGTTCTGTTGATATGGAAGGCATTCTACTCCGCACATAAACAGGGCTATCCTGAAAGCAAAAGCCCCGAGGGCTTTCGCACTTGGGGCTTCGATATTCATTTCGTAAGGGCGAACGCCCTCCCAACAGATCCCGACAGATAGTTATCGTTGTTGGTCGCGGCGCTCCCGCGATTCAGTACACCTGTCGGGCGAAGGTTGCGACACGAGTATGCGGTCGCTCATTTATCCAGTGACGCGGTAAAGGATGTGCAGAGTTTAAGCGATCCGCTCTTGAAATGGAATACGTTTCATCCTCGCAATTGCTGACGCAATGTGTCGTACACCGATCCATCGACCGTATCGAGCAGCGCAAGCATGTCGTGGAAGCGCCACGACCAGTTCTTCCGATACTCGTCGAGCGATACGCCGAGCGCGTGCGCCCGGCCAGCGTCGTCGACCTGCCGCTTGCCGGAACCGGAACAGCACGGGCAAATATGCCGGCCCTTTGAATCCGAAGCCGGCGACGCAGCGATCCGCCCCATCCCGCCGCAGTCGTCGCACGGTTCGTATTCCCGAAAGACCAGCGGCCCGTTACGTCCTTCGAAGAACGGAATACGCTCCTCCGATACACACACCTTCCCGCTGCCTCCACACACATCGCACGCGTGCGTTGACGTCGTGACGGCACGCGCGCGACGCACGACGCCACGCCCTTCGCACTCGACACACTGGTCGTTCACCCACTCGTCCAGCAACCGCAGCGCGAACCGCTCGATGATGTCGGCCTTCGAACGCTCGACAGCATGCCCTGCACGTTGATCGCGACGCTCGTCGCGCGACAGGCCCGTGAACCGTGCACGCTTGAATCGGCCTGACGTCCGGATCATCTGCGCCAACAGCAAGGTTGCACGTCGAACCATCGCAGGCGTCGGCAGCGGCCCGGCCTTGATTCGGGCGAGCAAGCTCCCGAGATCGTTCGCAAAGGCGAGCGCGCCCAAAGTAACTTTAGGATCGGCAATCGGGTCGGTGAACTGACCACGAACGCTCATCGCAACGCCCACCCGCTCTTTCAAATCGATCATGACTCTCTCCTACCCGTCCTAATGTCTCAATGTCCCAAGGGAAAAGGCTTGCAGGGTGCGCGCCTGCGACATGCGCGACATGCGCCGCTCACGTCGCGCATGTCGCGCCCCCGCACCCGCGCCCGAGACCGCGCCTTGGGACATTGGGACATGGGACGTCCGCAGCGCGCCAAGACGGGGCCAGTGGCGCGCTTACCTTGCAGGCACAGCGCGCCGCGCAATCACAACGGACTGTCGTCATCACCCGCTTCGACCAGTTCGCGCTCGGCTTCCGGCTCTTGCTCTTCCTTCACGTAGTACCAGCCACGCGACCCGGTCGACTCGCGCTTGCGCACCCACCCGAGCGACTTCAACGCCTTGCCGATGCGGCGCTGCTCCGCGAGCGTCCACTTCGACGTGTCGAGCTTCAGAATGTCCGCGAGGATTTCTTCCATCGTCGTGCGGGACACGAATTCCAGGGCCTTGGCGATCTTGTCCTCGTACACGTCGCCTTCGTAGCGCTCCGCCTGCTCGATCTCGAACAGCGGGCGCTCATGCTCTTCTACGTGCCACACGACGCCCGACCGATACAGGTGCACCGCTTCCGCCCAGAGCTGTTCGCGAACCGCCACAATGCCGTCGATGTCGACCAGTCCGCCGACACGCAGCGGCCAGTAACGCCGGTTGCCCGACTCGTCCTTCAGGTAGGTGTCGAAGTTGACCGAGCCAGCGAACACACACTGGCGCGGGACGTCGGTCGCACGCTTGCCGTAGAAGTTGCGGAACCGGTCAACGGCCGTCGCGAAGAAGCTCTTTACCGCCGACGAGTCGGCCTTGTTCAACGAGTCCAGCTCGGCCAGCTCGATTACCCACTTCCCGGCCAGTACCGCGTACGTGTCTTTGTTGCCGATCTGGATCGGTGTATCGGTGAACCACGGAGCGCCGGCCAGCACCTTCAGCGCCGTCGATTTGCGGTGGCCCTGCTTGCCTTCAAGGATCAGGACGTTGTCGACCTTGCAGCCCGGCTCCATCACGCGTGCGACGGCGGCGATCATCCATTTCATGAACGCGAGCTGCACATACTCGCTGTCGGCCACGCGCAGGTATGTCGACGGCATCGATCGCACGCGCGACACGCCGTCCCATTTCAGCCCTTCGAGGTATTCGCGCACTTCATGGAAATGGGTCGCATCGGCCACCAACAGCACCGCGTTCATCACGATATCGGTACGGACCGAGAGGCCATATCGCTGCGACAGCCAGAGAGCGCAGCGCTGATCGTCCATGTCGGTCCACTCGCCCTTCACGCCCTGCGGGAACGGCGGCGCTTTGCGCTTCATCACGCGGCCACCGAAGTCGTCCTGCTCGATGACGCCCTGCCATGCCTTGTGATTCGACAGGATCATGTGCACGTTGCCGAGCGTCGGCAGCAGCGTGCCCTTGTCCGAACGCGCGAGATTCTGCTCCCACGTGTGCGCGCCGTTCTCTGCCTCGCGGCCATCCCATTCCGGCTGTTTCGCGGCAGCGGACGTCGCGGCGGGCTTCGTCGGCATGTCGTCCGCGGTCGGCATCGCGACCGTCGCCGGCCGGATCTCTTCATTCGCTGGCGCGATGACGCGCAAGATTGCCGCCTGCACCTGCGCCTCGACAATCTCGTAGCCCTCGACGACGTGCAGGTCGTTGAAATCGGTCAGCTTGCGATCGCCGCGATTGGAAAATACCGGATAGACAACGCTAACGTCGCTAACCGTCGCTGCCGCTTCGTACGCGCGCTTCAGGCCCGTATTCTCGAAGCGCTTACGGCGCAACGGCATCACGTCGTTTCCGTAGCTCACCTCGACATACGGCACGCCATTGTCATCGCGACGGCGTGCCGCTGCGACCATGTACCACGTGCTCTTCGCCTCGATCCGCACCGGGTCTACACCAAACTCAAGTTCGCCACCGAACGCAAACTCGTCGACGAGCCAGTCATGCATGCGCTGCTCGATCTTCCAGTCGTCGTCGGCGCAAACTAGCACGTGCATGTCCGGATACGTGGCACGAAGATAGCGCACGGCGGGGAGAATGCCTCCCGCGTCGAAGCAGACACTGACTGCGAACGCCTCGTCGATCGCCATGCGGATCGAGCGCGCGGTCGCGTAGCCTTCGGCGACCAACACGATCTGATCGTCTACGCCGACTTCGCCGAGCAGATACGACGCGCCCTTCTTTTCCATCCCCGTGTTGAAGCGTTTTGCGCCGTCCGGGGTGATCTTCTGCAGGCCTACGAGCCGAGCATTGTCGTCGTACTGATACATCGGCACGAACATCGTGCCGTCCGCGTCAAAACGCACGCCTTCGGCCGTGATGCGCTTGCGCTCAAGATAAGCGGAGTCACCCTGCTCTGCCGCCCGGCTCCACTGATCGCGGGCGCGGTTCGCGGCGAGCTTCGCCTTCCGCGCGTCACGCTCTGCCTGTTCACGTTCGGCCGCCTCCTGTCGGCGACGCGTCTCGGCAAGCACTTCGTCGCTCAAAGGTGCACCGCTCCATTCGAAGCGCTCGGTCCCCGGATCGTCGCCGGAGAAATGTCCGAATGTGCCGCCATAGCCAATGACGGCACCCTTGCTGATGACCTCGCGAAGCTGATACCAGTATTTCTTTCGTGGCCCGTACCGGTGATGTTTGCCGTCCGCGATCGGATGGCCGGGGGGCAGGTCGGGATGCCCCGCAGCGCGCAATTGTTGAATAATCTGGTCCAGTGTCGCCATACGATAATTCCCTCGATCAAAGTTACTTTGGCCGCATGTCGCGGCCAGATCAGAATTCGTTGAGCAATGCCCCGCTAACCCGCACGCCGGGCCGCATCCAGTTCGTCGAGGCGACGGTCGCGTGCGACCTTGTGGGAGAAGCTGCGCCACGCTGCCCGGCCGGCTGCGTAGCACTGCCGCCCGCTCGACGACCGGCTGTACTGCGATGCGCCGCGTCGCAATGCGCTACTGATTCCGTTCACGTTCACATGGGTCTCCGGTTATTTGCCGCGCAGTCGACGCCATTCCGCCGACATGAGATCGTCGAACGCCGCAATGTCCAGCGCGCAGAGACGATCGGTAAGCTGGTCGCGGAACGCGTGACGTTCCGCCTTCGTTGCGAGCGCGGCGCATGGGCGCGCAGCTCGCTCGATGAACAAGCGCACGCGCCCCGCTGCGTTCGCTTCCTCAAAAATCGGAGCGAGACGATCGGGGAACGTGGCAATTAGTTCGGATACCAAGCGCCCCGCTTCGGCGGGGGCACATTCGAATCGGGATGCGAGTGTCGTCCGGGCGCAAGTCAGCTGCTGCTCAGGAGTGCAACAAAGGCCGACACGCTCACGATCAGGCCGACAGCACGCCATGCCTTGCTTGAATCGCTCCATATCAGCGACGCCGACGCTTTGCCGCGAGATTGCGGGCGGCATGGATCAACTTCTGGAACAGCCGCTGCCCCTTGCGCCCCGTCGCGATGATCTCCTCGGCCTTGCGGTCGTCGATCCGTTGGTCTTCGAGCGCACGCGTTACGTCATCAGCCACGCGGCCGACATGCGCCTGCAAGTGCAGCGTCGTCGATACAAGGTGCATCGTGCCCCGCTCAAGCGTCTCGTCCGCCCCGTGATCCCCGACATGCTCGGCGACCAGTCCGAAACGTGCGTTCAGCGCATGGAGGGCATCGAGCGCGTGCGCGCTCGCTTCCGACTTTTCCTGCATCCATTCGATCAGCAGCTCGAACATTTCCATCGATAGGCGACTGTCGCCAACGCCACGCAGGCGCAGACGGAGTGACTCGGTCGTGACGTTCTTTCCACGTCGGATGGTCAGGTAGTTCGCCGCGTCGGAAACGCCGCCGGGCGTGTCGCGAACGGACGTATAGAGCACGTCCAGCCATTCAGTGCTGTCGTATCGGCAGGTCATAGTGGGAGATTGGTAGACGGTAGCTTTCATCCTGTCGCGCACAACTGGCCGTAACTATGATTCGGCTTATGAGGTGCGCAACAGCGAGTGCTTCACAACGACTAGTCGCGTGAATCTAGAGTGGCAAACAGGTCGGGACGCGCGAGCTTCAAGAACAACAGACGCGCACGCGGAATGCCGTTTCGACGCCATTCCGATACGGACGGCATCCGAACTTCGCAAAGTTGAGCGGTTGCAGCCGTACCACCAAATGCATCGATCACGGCGCACGCGTACGGATCTCGATTCAGGAGCGTATTCATGCCGCCATGGTAGGCGCTCCTTACTCAAAAAGCAAGGCATTCCTAATGCCCATTCAGTTAGGCTTTCCTAATGACGACACTAGCCGAACGCCTGGAACAGGCAATGAAGTTGCCGCCCGAGAAAAAGGCGGCAGATCTGGCGCGAGCGTGCCGAGTGCGAGCGCCCTCGGTCAGCGACTGGTTAAGCGGGAAGACAAAGAAAATGGAGGGGGCGAATTTGCTACTCGCGGCCGAGTTCCTGAATGTCGATCCTTGGTGGCTCGCCACTGGTGAAGGACAAATGGTACGCCGCGCGAATGCACCCGCACCGCAAAGACAGGAGACGCTGGGCGCACATGCTCAGGCGCTGGTCGAAGCGCTTGCCAAGGCGGACAAGGTCGGGTTGCCATCCAGCGCGTTTGTCGCGCTTCTCGAAACCCTCAAGGTATTTGAAGATCTGCGCGGACGGCAGTCTGGTGATCTTCTCGATCTGAATGCCCCCGACCCACAAGAGGGGTAAGGTTCCAGTCGAATACTGCTGCTTTGCGATGCGTTCCGATCTTCCCGGAACGTATCCCGCGCCCTTTGATTGGCCCCCCGAGAAGTTCCACGTCCCAATCGAAATCTTCGCTGTTATGCGGACCGATGACCCGCACCAGCACACCGATACGCGACCGGTTCCGGCATCGGCTGACGATCGCAACATCGCCCGGTTTGCAGCGCATTTCCCCTGTTGACATATCCCCCCAACAACCTCCCCTCAGCAAGATTTTCTCTCAAAAACACTGTATAAACATACAGTGTTTGATCAGAAGAATACAACACCTTTCAAAGATATTCACTGTGCTTGGTTCGCCTCATAGGCGGTGACATGAGGTGAGGCTACCGAAAAGAGTTAGGAATTCCTATTGCATTTTGACAAAGGAATGCCTAACATTCGACTCCATTGCTGCCACTCGCGCAGTCATCGGAGAATCCCATGAATATGTTCGACCACCAGTCCAACGATCGCCACGATTGGCTTCGTGACGAGCAAACGCCCCGCATTACCCCGACCGAACCGGCCCGCCAAAGCAACTTTGAGAAGTCCGTGATCTTTCGCTGGACCATCGTCGCCGCCCTGCTGTTTGTCGCCGTCAACATCTTTCAAGACGATCCTGTCGTCGCCCCGACGACCGCCTACCACGTCACCGTCTGAACCGCCCCGACATTGCCGGGGCGAGCCACCCCGGCGTCATGGAGACCACCATGCCGCGCATCAAAGTCAAAGCAGACCCCCTTTTCGACGTCGAACGTCGCGACACCCTCTCACTTCGCACCATCACGCGATACGACCGGAACGCACGTCGCCCGTCGACACCACTCCTGATCGGCAAGTACGTCGTGGGACGCCGTCCCCTGCCGGACAGCGTGCATACGGAATATTTGATCCTCGACGGGACAGAGATCGCCCGCAGACAGATCTCGATTCCGGACGAGGGCAACTGCGCGGACGCAATCAAGCGCCTGCGCGATGCCAAGCGCGCAGCGGATGTCGAGGCGTCGAAGGCGATCGATAAAGCGAAGAAGCGGGGCAAGACGCGGGCGACGGCACCGGAGGTTGCGTGATGGACGACCGCACGCAACAGCTCGACCTGACCGCGCCGATCCCAACCGGGAGCGCGAAGGCAGCAGCGGCCGCTGCGGGCGCAACGTCGGCGGACCTGTGGATGGTCCCGTACGGCCAACTTCATTACGACCCGTCCGACAACATCCGCCCCGTTGATCCCGAATGGGTGACGCACCTTACTGCCCTCATCATCGAGAACGGGTACGACAAGGGTTCGCCGCTTCATTGCTACGCGCGAAAGGTTGCCGGGAAGGATCTCCTGTACGTGTACAAGGGGCAGCACCGCTACCTTGCGGCCGGCAAGGCGATCAAAGCAGGCAAGGACATCGGCAAGATCCCGGTTGTGGTCCGTGACGCCAAGACGGTCAACCGTGCCGAAATGGTGATCGACGGCTATCTCAGCAACAACGGCAAACCGTCGTCGCCGCTTGATCTGGCTGCTGCCGTCGCAGAGCTGCGCGACATTCACGGCATGGCGCTTGCGGCCATCTGCAAGCGCCTGAATGTCACTGACCAAACAGTCCGCGACGTCAGCCTGCTCGAACGGGCACCGGCCGAACTGCACCAGCTCATACGGAACGCCCAATGTACCGGCACACTGGCCATCGAGCAGATCCGCCTGCACGGCGGCGATAAAGCGCTCGAACGCATCGTCGCCGGGATCGCCAAAGCCGCTGAAGCCGGCAAGACGAAGGTAACGAAGAAGTACCTCGAAGCAGCGCCCCTGCTCGATACGCGTCCGGACGCGGAACCTTCGCCCGACCACGCAGCCGCAGCCGCCGACAGCGACAGCGGCACCGACAGCAACACCGACGCTGACGCCCCACCGCTCGTCACGTCGACGGCCGCGGATACCACGATCGAGACACTTGCGCCGATGCAGGCAACGTCGCGCCAAATCGCCCCCGCCAAGATCAGCGAGAAGCAGTCAAAGCAACTTTTGCAGGCCCTGCAATCGGTCCTGCACGACCCCGCCTTCGATCGACTCTCGCCGGGCACAATGCATGCCGTACACGCTTGCTTGAACGGCACAGCCCACCTATGCCTCGGCGGGGTTGGTCCGACACCGCCTGATCATCCGATCCACGCACCGAACAAGCACGGCGTTTTTGACGCCTGCGAAACGATCAAGTCCCCTGCCAGCAAGCGCACTCGCAAATGTCCGGCTGCGATCCATCTCGCTCACATTGAACCTGGCGTGTGGATTCACTCGTTCACGCTGGAAGTCGGCTCCGGCGGTATGACGGACCTGCCGTCACTGCGCAGTTACACGGACACATACCCGACACGCGGACAAGCAATCCGGGGCGCGGTGTCAGACATGACACGCGTCATGCAGTCGCCAAGCTACGCGAAAGCAAAGGAAGCACCGATCGTCAATGCGTGGCTCGACAAGTTATATGCGATGCCTGATCCCGAATGGACGCCGGAGCTGGCAGCCAAGCACGGGGCTGCACAGGAGGCAGCCGAATGACCCCGCGCCCGGCCCTTTCTACCCCACGTCCGCTGCCGCGAAAGCGGGAACACGCAAAGAAGCGCCCGGCTATCGCACTGGCGAGCGTCAACGGCACTTCGATGCAGTCGGACGTCGGCGGGCTGACGCCCGCAACAGCAATCCAGAAAGACGAAGCGCCGCTCGCGCGGCGCAAACCTATCCAGACGAACGAAGCCTTGGCGGATACCCGCCAAGGCAGGCTCACGCGCCTCGACGCCCTTCGCATCGAGATCCGCGCGCTGATCACCGAGATCTCGCATGCAGCCGACGTCGAGCTGCTCGACTTGATGGCAGACGAGATTGGATCGTTCGCTCGACACAAAGCCGCGCAGGACGCACGCACCTGGGCAGCGACCGCCGGCATCACGCTGGAAACAGGCTTGATGCAACTCGCCCGCGCACTTCCTAGCCCCTTCACCACCGGAGAACAATGATGACCATCAACGACATGACGCTTACTTCGCCTTACACCGAAACGAACACCGAAGTGGTCGAGAAGGCGCTGTACTGCCTGAAGCATGGCGAAATAGAAAGCACCGAGAATTGGCTGGATCTGCTTCGCGAGCGCCTCGCCAACGAAAAAGGCCCCGCTCCCAAACTGGCGAGCGAGGCGGTGCAACAGCAGCCGGGCGCGGACAGAACCTTTACGGAGGTAGCAACCCCGACCACCGCAAGCATTGTCACAGCGCGCTCGCACTGCGGCAATGAGACACGTTCGAAAGTGAATCAGGCTGATGCCCATATGGAACTTCTGCCGTGCCCTTTCTGTGGCAGCAGCGATCCGGAGATTTGGAACACTCACACGCCGTCATTTTCGGTTCAGTGCATTGCTTGCGACGCCGAAGCAACCGGCGACTACTTCCCGACGCCGACTGGCACGGTCCGCGTGGACCGGTTTCACTATTCGCCGACGCCGGACAATACCGGCTTTGAAGCTGCGTTCGACGACCTTCACCCGGAATACAAGGAGGCGTTCCGCTCCGCAGTGGACGCGTGGAATCGTCGCGTCGCATCCTCTGTCGAATCGGCAGCAGAAGTAGATGTGCGCACCGAGCGCCGCCGGCAGGTCGCGGAGAAAGGCTGGACGGAAGATCTTGATGACGCGCATGCCTGCGGCGAAATCGCCGCGCTCGCCGCGTACTATGCGATGCCCGCCAGCGTCCGCGACTGGCCGGCGACCGATACCGGCTATGGCGCCACGTTCGGCCAAGCGATGCTGCCTGATGGCTGGAGCGCGAAAATCGGCGACGAGCGACGACGCGAATTGGTGAAAGCAGGCGCACTCATCCTCGCCGAGATCGAACGGCTCGATCGCGCAGCTGCGCTCGCAGGAGGTAGCCGATGACAACGCCCCCGAAGCGCGCAGTCCAGTTCCGTCTCGAACTGCAGGCAGACACCGTCGACCACCTCGTCGCCGCACTTACCGATCTCGCCACGCATATCCGCGCCGGCCGGCTGAGCGCGCATGCGATCAGCGGCGGAGTTTTCAGCGGCCACGAGTGCTGGCTAGTCGTCGCGGATCATCCGACGCACGCCGAATATATCCAGCTACTGGAGCGATGGCGCGACCGTATCACGGCAGGTCGGGGAGGTAACGCGTGAGGACGCTTGACCTGATTGAGTGCGCGGAATTCCTCAAGATCGACCGCACCACACTGCTCGACATCGTGCATCGCGGCGACATCCTCGGCGCGAAGATCGGCCGCGCATGGGTCTTTCTGGAGGATGACGTCGTGGCATACCTCCGGGAGCAGGTGCAAGCGCAAACGCAGAAGCGGATCGAACAGATCCGGTGCGGATCGCCGGCAACTGACGCGCGCGTCGACAAGGCGATCCGAAGGCAACTTTCCTCGACTGATCCACGACGGCCCGGTAGAAAGGCGCGGCCATTGCCGCGCTTGCCCGACATCGCGGACGCTGGTATCGGTGCTACCGCATAGCGCGGAGCGATCAGCAGCTCGGCACATCGCCGAGCTGCTATCTGTCAGTCTCATTCGATGCCGTTGAAACCAAAGCCTTGGTATCCGATTCCGTAACCGCCTATCGGACCAGCTGCCGTTGCATCCCATCCAAGAAATGTTGTCGACCACTCTTCGGGATCGCCGACCTGACTCACGACCGGAAGTATTCGAAATCCAGTCGTGTCGTCTACGCCAATCTGAACATGCCCCCCGACGCTTCGCACTGTCTGAATCCGTAGCATTTCCTTAAGAATCGCAATCGGACTGTCGTTTTTCCCCTCACGTTGCCTATCGCCGGCGATGCGAACAAATTCGTCCGATCCAGATCCCATGACGCATGCGTTGCCAGGGACAACCGACCGCTCCGTAATGTCCACGTGAAACGCACCGTCTACGAAACCAGCTCTCGTCATGAATGCCTTGAAATCGCCAACTACGGGGCAGAATCCAAACACAAATCCATCGAAAAAGAACTGGGAGATCAATTCACCAGCGCCGAGTCGGGAAGACATATCGCGAATGTAGTGGTCGGCGATAGTGCGGAATAGCCGCGCGACCTCTTCCACCGACACCGAGGACGGCGAATCCTCCCCCCCACGCAGATTTTACGTGCATGCCACCGCCAGCGAATACGTGTTCACGGCGGCTAACGCCGAGCCTGCAAACGCGAACCCGAAGCTTTGGCGCGCGCGCACTTCATACTCCAGCTTGTCCGGGACTTGCACATTAAGTGTGATCGGCACCTGAAAAATCTTCGGTCCATTGTCGGTCGTGGTGCTTCCAGTCAATCTCGATAAGCGAGTGTCAGCAACGCAACACAACGCTTTGTGGTCTACAGAGTGCCAAAGCGCAACGACGGTCATTGTTGTCCCTAATTGATTCGCCGAATCCCGTTTGAATGGCGCGACGGACGCCACTTTGCAAATCGCGCGACCACTTTACCAAAGGCGCATGGCCAGATCGCTCCCCCGCAAGTTTGCGTAGCGCATCAAAACCTTGGGATTCGTGTGTCCAGTGATCTTCGCGATCTGAACGTCGCTCAACGTCGTACGCTCGTACAGCCGCGACGTCGCCTCGTGCCGCAGGTCGTGAAACACGAGATCCGAACAACCCGCCGCGTCGAAGATCCGGCCAAACTGCGCCGATAGTCGGGACGAGACACGAGCAAGCGCTTTGCGCTTGAGCAGTTGCACGCCCTCGGCCTGCATCGACGCCTCCATATCGTCGACCCACGGGAACAAGCGGCCGGCGTCAAAGGTGAAACCGTTCATCTCAAGATCGCCGCCATTCACGGCGACGACGTACCGCTCGTACGCGGCGATCGCGATCGTCGTGAGCGGCACCGAGCGCTTGCTGCCGTTCTTCGTCTTCTCAAGAGACACCGTGCGCCGAGCAATATCAACCTGGTCGACCTCCAGTGTGTACATTTCCCGCATCCGCATGGCGGACTCGATGCCAAGCTCGAAGAGGAACACCAGCGCCGGCCGGTATGGGAGATCGAACGCACGCTCGCGGCCGTTTGGCTTCCCGCCGGCCATTAAACGTCGAATCTCCGCCTGCTCCGCCTCGCTCGGCCGTCGATCCCTATGTACGTCCTCTTTGGCGTCGACATCCTGCGCCTCGACCGCCACGCGGTCTTCATCGGTATAGGTTGCGTATCGCTTCGGGAGGAGACGGAGGGGATTGGTCGCCAACATCGGCGTCCCCAATCGCACCACCCAATCAAAACAACGAGCCAACGCACCGACGTAGTGTCGGATCGTGGACGGCGAAAGGTGGTCATGGCGTTTCATGGTGGTCACCCACTGCTCGACCCACTGGTAGTCGAGTGTCGCAAGTGACTTTGCCTTGATGGCCGCTCGCCCGAGGAGCGCATTGAGCACCTGGACGTCGGAATCAGGGACGGATACGCGGCGCAGGTACGCTCGAATGGCGTCCCCTGTTGTCGCGATCGCTTCGCGCTGCTCGACCACTTCGTCCGGCACGATGCCGGCGTCCAGCAGCTGCTCCAATCGGGCGACATACGCGTCGCCTTCTTCCTCAGTGTCAAAGGTCAGGGAAAGTGGCTTTGGAAGCAGCTTCGCCCGTTTGATCGTGTATTCCCACGTGCCAGACGGCCGCAGTCGTTTGTTCGCCAT